CTTCATCCGATCAAACTCCCTTCGATGTTTTGACGAGCACGGTCTTGACCGGCCGGGCGCCGGTGACCGCGGCCAGCTCGCGGTCGATGGCCGCAATGGCGGCGAGCATTTCGCGGTCGGATTTGTATTCGGTGCGCTTGCCGCCGTATTCGACGACCTTCACGCCCGCGAAGCGCGCCCGCTGGATCTCGGCCTTGAGCGCTTGCAGGTCGGCCGCGGTCAGAACCGGCTCGGCCACGTCAGGCGCCCTCGTTGAGGAAGGTGCCGCGGTGGTCGACGATCCCGGCGCCGAAGTCGAGATGGACCCTGAACTCCATGCCCAGCACGTTCCATCCCTCGCGGCTGGCGATCTGCGGCCCCTGCGCCGAGCTCAGGTACGCCCATTCGATGACCGGCAAGGTCGCCGGGTCGGCGAAGAGGCGCCAGGCGGGGCCGGGCAGCCGGGCTTCGACCGCCAGATCGAGGCGGCCCGAGAAGGGGTTCACCTCGTCCACCGTTGACGGCGCCAGCTGGGCCAGCACCTTCTCGGCGGCGGTTTCGTTCTCCGGCCCGACGAGAAGGAAGCGGGGGGCCGCGTTGATCGGCGTCTTGCCGTCAAGGTCGGTCTGCTCGCGCATCGCCTGCCGGCCTTCGCTCAAGGTATCCACCGACAGCGCCGCGCCGGCCGCGGCGATGTTGCCGTGCGCCGCGTCGTAGAGCGGGTTGCCGTCGTCCAGCGTGATGCCGAGCCCGCCGTTGGCCGTCAGCAGGCCGGCCAGCACCGTGGCCTCCGTCTCGGCGGCGCCGCGGCCGGCGGCGAGGCTCCAATCCGTGAAGGCCCCCAAGTCATCGTTGATGATGGCTTGGCGGGTGAGGGAGAAGATCGCCGCGTAGGTTTCGAGGCGATACGTCTCCTTCGCCTCGGCGCGGGTCACGTGCTGCACTTCGCCGTGCTCGTTGACCTTCGGCAGGGCGCCGATCGGCCCCAGCTTCGCGGTCGTCTTGGCGCGGAAGTCGTTGGCCGTGGTCTGGCGCCCGAGTCGCCGCAGCGGCGAGGCCGCCGACTGGAACGACGCCATGAGCACCCGGTTGCCGGTCTGCTGAAGGAGCACCGGGAAGTCGCTGGTGCCGTGGCCGGCGAGGGCGCGCTCGAGGATCTGGTCGCGACTCATCATGCCGGTCCGCACCCCGCGCAGCTGAAGCAGCTCGGCGGCCATGTCGATCAGGCTGCGCTGCATATACGGCCGGCTCGCCTCGCTCGGGTTTTCGACGAGGGCCGGCGCCATCCGGCACACAAGCGCCTCGGTCATCCGCTCGACCCGCGCGTCCGGGGCGTCGTGGTCGGCGATCAGGCTGACGCGGTGATGCTGCACCGGCTCGGCGCTGCGGCGCGTCATCGCCTCGTAGGCCGCGGCGCGGGCTTCCTGAACGCTCGCCCCGCGGTCGATCAGGTCGTCCGCCCACGCGGCCTCCAGGCCGGCCGTGGCCGCGATGGTCCGGATCTCGCGGTTGATCTCCGCTCGGCCCTCGGTCGCCGGCGCGGGCTGGTGCCGCGGCGCCGGATCGGCGGGGGCGTTGCGGGTCGCCTGCGTCGGCTCGGTCGCCGGCGCCGGCTCGCGCGCCGGCTGGTGCTGCGGCGCGGTAATGGACTCAGGCATGTTCTCACCTCGCACTGTTGCGCCGGCATCGGCCGGCAAGGGAACAAACGAAATCTCGCGGGGCGTCCACCGGATCGCGGTTCGCACCCGCTCGCCCGCCGCGTTGGTGCTCTCGGCCCAGCGGTCAACCGAATAGCCGACGCTCACCGAGCGGAGGATGCCGGCGGCCACGTCCTGCCAGATCGGCTCCACGTCCGGCCGCCGCGAGAACTTGAGCTCGGCCCAGCCCTCGCGGCCGTCGGTGCCGGCTTCCGTCACGACGCCCAAAACGTTCGACAGATCGCCGGCGCGGTGGCCGTTGAGCACCGGGCCGCCGATCAGGGCGTCAACCTGCACGTGCGCGGGATCGAGGCTGAGGCGCTCCCAATAGGGGCCGTCCAGATCCCGGCGGCGCACGGCCGCGCCGGTCGAGAAGGTGACCCGAACGGTGCGGTTCTTGTCGTTGACGCTCCGCGGCGCGATCGGGGCGCGGCGGTGGAGCAGGTCACTTCCACCAAGATTTTGTTGAAGGTCAGGCGTCGGCATCTTCGCGCTCGGGTTCCGGTTGCGGGGCCGTCGGCCGGTCGCCCAGCGCGATCCCCAGGCGCGCGGCCCGGGCGGCGTCGGCGGCGAGCTCGGCGTCGACCTCTTCGATGGAATAGCCGCGTTCGGCCACGGCCTGCCGGCGGCTCTTGAGGCCGTGCATGATCTCCAGCACCTCGGCCTCGGCGTCCTTCTTCGGGTCTACGTGCTCGAAGCCGGGGGCGATCCATTCGACGGCGAGATAGTCGTTGACGTTCCGCTCGAAGTCGGGCGCGTCCAGCGTGCCGGACAGCACGGCGGCGACGACGAAGCGGTCCCAGGTCGGCTGGAGCAGCTGATGGACGATGACCGTATGTTGCAGCTGGTCGATGCGCCGGCGGAATTCGATCAGCGCGGCGCGCAGGCTCGAATAGTTCGCCTCGCCGATGTCGCCGGTCAGGAGGTGCTCGGGCACGCCGAGGCCGGCGGCGATGCTCCGCAGCTGCAGCTTCATGAACTCGATTGCCTCGGTGCCGATCTCGGGCGCTTCGGAGAACTTGATGTCGAGGCCCGGCGGCAACGTCTTCAGCGTTCCCGGCTCGAGTCCCGTCTCGAGAATCGACCCGTCGCGCTCGCCTTCGAAGCTGCTCCCCGTGCCGCCCTCTTGGTCGTAGAGGAAGCCGGCGAAGAGCGCGCCGACCTTCTGGCGAACGATCTGCGCGTCTTCGGTTTGATCCAGCTCGTGGAGGCGCAAGAGGACCGGCGCCAGCCACGACACGCCGCGCACTTGGCCCGGCACCAGCGGCACGAAGAGGTGGGCCATGTCGGCGGCCGGCACGCGGACCGGCGGGAAGTTGACGGTGAAGAGTTCGCCCGGCCGGTGCGGCAGCACGTGATAGGCGGCCCGGCGGCCGCGGGCGTCGAGCTCGACGCCGCCCACGATCCGGCGCCCATCGCCGAGGTCGCGAGTCAGCGCAAGATCGATCATGGCGGCGTCGAGCAACCGGACCCGGAACGGGGGCACGCCGGGCCGGGTCGGGGCGCCGAGCTCGAACCTCAGAAAGCATTCGCCGGCTTCAACCATGTGCCGGACGGCGAGCACCTGTTGGCCGTAGTGGTCGAGCACGCCGTCCGCGTCGGCGACGGCGGTCCATTGCTCCCAAAGTCGTGCTAGGGCAGTGCGGGTCGCCTCGCGCGGGTGTTGGGGCGTCGGCCGGATGCCGGACCCGATGAGGTTCCCGACGAGCGAGCCGACGCCGTTGGCGGCCCAAGGGTTGTTGCGGGCGAAGTAGGCCGCGCGGCGGCGCAAGGGATCGCCGCCGGCGAGGATCTCGGAATTGATCTCGTTGAAGGTCGGGTGTGCGGACCAGCGGCGGCCGGGGGCGGCACCGTCGAACCGGCGGACGGCCCGGGGCTTGCCCGGGCGGGCGAAAAAGGATCGGAAAGCGTCAAAAATCGACACGCGGGATCAGCCTGTTGTGAACCTTCTGTGTCGGGGCTGAATCTTGGCGTGTCGGGGGTCGCCGAGCCTGAATCTAGCGATTGGCGGGCGCGGCGTCCACCCCCAAATGCGGCGAGACGGCCGTGCGGGCGTCGCTGGTGCGCGTTGGCGGCTTTCCGGTAGGGGGGGGTAGCGGACGGGGCCGCAACGCGCACCACGGGCCGGCGGACGGGCGCGTCAGCGGCCACGAAAAAGGCCCCGCCGAAGCGGGGCCGAAGGGCCGGCGCGGTTGTTGCCGGCAGCCAAGCTAGAGCCGTCCGGTGATCCGCAGGGCGTATAGCCACCCGGCGAGATGGAGCGGCCAGAGTAGCACGCTCGTCAGGTAAGTTCCCGCATCGACGCGGGCGCCGATCGGGCCGACGTTGCGGACGATCCAGCCGAGCGGCACGCCGATCGCTAAATAGACCAGCGCGATCACGAAAAGGGTTTGCATGGTTGCCTCCTTCGTGAAGCCGGCGGGCGGCGCCGTCGTGGCGCGGCCCGCCGGGATTGGATCAGGTGACGATTTGCGCCACCGCGAGCGCGATCAGCGTCCAGAGCACGACGCTGAGCGCCACGATCAGAAGCGCCGACCTCATGACCGGCGCTCCATGCGCTCAATCAGCGCGAGGACTTGCACAAGCGGAACCATGATGTCGTCCCGCGCGGCCGGCGACCACGCGAGCGCCCACAGCAGCTGGCGTATCTTCGCCGCCGCGTCGGCGAGCGTCGCGGGGGGATGGTAGGCGATCTGCCGATCGAAGATCGCCAATGCCGCGAACAGCGGCGCGGCCTCGTCGTCGCCGGCCGCCGGGTCGGCGGCCAGCGCGTCGATCTGGCGTTCTAGCCGGTCGATCGCCGCCTCGGCGGTGGGGAAGACGCTCGCCGCGTTGGGGGTGCCGATCAGCGGCGCGACCCGCGCGACCGCTTCCTTCGCGGCGGCAACGGTCTGCTTCCGATTGTACAGGTAGGCCGCGGCCCCGTTGCCGGCGGCGCCGAACGTGCTATGTAGCGCGTCAGTCATGACGTTCACTCCCCTGAAGTGACGTTGTGGCTAGGCCTGGTCGGGCGTTGCCGCGCCCGGCCGGGCCGCCTGCAGCTTACGCCAACGGTCAAAAAACTGCGAGCTTCAGCGATCGAGCCACGCGCTCCGGATGGTCGCCGGGATCGGCCGGGCCGGGCGCGCCGGGCGCTCGTGCGGCGCGGCGTCGGCGCGCAACGGCACCGCCTCGATGGCCGCGGCCTCGGCGTTCAATCGCAGGCCGGACGCCAGCAGGCCGTTCAGCGCGGCCAGGGCGTAGACCATGGTATCCAAGGCCTCGTTGCGCTCGCCGGGGCGCTTCAGCTCCCACGACCGTTGCGGCCGGCCGCGGACGTAGCGCGTCACCACCCGCTCGGCGGTCAGCTGCCGGAAGAAGGCGGCGTCCCGGTCCATCGGGAAGTGGATGCAGCCGGGTCCGGGCTCGGTGATCTTCAAGCGCGCGAAGATCGCGTCCTTGGCGGCGTCCACCCCGACGATGAACAAGGGCGTCCGGTTCTTCGTCCGCGTCGGGCGCCGCGGCCACAGCGGCACGCCGGGGCCGCCGCGGCCCTTGATGGCCCAGATCCGCCGGTCGAGGCGGGTGCGGCAGAAGTCGTACGCGGCCTTCGTGTGCTGGCCGCCCGTGTCGATCGCCGCGGCGCGGATCTTCATGGGCGGCAGGTTGCGGGCGTGCTCATAGGTGGCGGCCAGGGCCCGGTCGAGGTCCGCCCACACGCGCGGGCCGGACGGATCGCCCCAGATCGTCCGATAGTCGATCGACCACGATTCCTCGTCGCGGCCCCAGCCGATGACTTGCAATTCGAGGCGGTCGCCCTGAACGTCCACGCCGGCCGTCAGCACCGCCACACCGGCCGGCAGCCGCTCGCCCCAATCCTCGCGCCGCGCCATCAGCGGGTCGGGCTCCACGGCTTCGCCGGCTTGATCTTCCCAAGACTCCGCGAGCACGGTATTGACCCATACCTGCAGCCGCGCCGGGTCGCGATGGACCTGGCCGTGTTCGATCGCCGCCTCGGCCCAGGTCATGAAGGGGCTGTAAAGGCCCGACAGGTGGAAGCCGGCTGTCCGGCCGTCGCCTTCGGCCGTGGGCGTCCAGCGGCCGCTTGCGAGCAGCGCCGGCTTGTCGTGCTCCTCGTGCTTCGCGCCGCAGGACGGGCAGACCCGATGGGCCTTGTGGCGGTCGCCGTCCGGCCATGCGATCTGCGCCCATTCGATCGGCGCATAGTCGCCGCACTCCGGGCAGCGGACCTCGAAGCGCCGTTGATCGCTTTCGAGATAGGCCGCCTCGATGCGCGACAGCCCTTTCAGCGTCGGCGTGGAGACGAGGAAGATCTTGCGCCGGCCGCGAAACGTCATCGTGCGGGCGATGGCCAGCGCCACCGGATCGCCTTCGCCGTCCACGACGGACGGATAGGCGTCAACCTCATCGAGGAAGACATACCGGGCCGGCGTCGAGCGCAGGCCGATTCCGCTGTTGGCGCCGGTTGCCACAAGCAGGCCGCCCGGGAACCGCTTACGGAACATGCTGTTGGCGGCATCGCGCGACCGGCGGGGCGCGACCAGCCGGCGCAGCACGGGCGTGGTCTCGAGGAGCGGGTCGAGCCGGGAAACGACGTTGCGCCGCGTCGCCTCGATGCTCGGGTTGACGTAGAGAAGCGCGCCGGGGGCGTGGTGGATGACGTAGCCGATCCAGTTCAGCCCGGCCTCGGTCGCGCCCAGCTGCACGCCTTTCATGAACACCACCCGCTCCCACGGCGACGTCGGGCTCAGCGCGTCCATGATCGCGCGCAAGTAGGGGGTGCGGGCGGTCCGCCAGGGGCCCGGCTCCGCGGCCGTGTCGGGAAGCCGACGGTGCGCGTCGGCCCATTCGCTGACGGTCAGGCGCGGTTCCGGCGCGATCCCGCGGCGCCAGATGGCGTCGGCCCAGGTGGCGGTATCAGGCATCGGTCAGGTCCACCAACGGCGTCTTGGCGAGATCGTCGAGGTGCTCGGACATCAGCCGGTCCAGCACCTCGAATGTCTTCCGGGCGTCGGCGCCGAGCTCGGCGGCCAGGACCGGCGCGGCGCGAAGCACCCACGCCCGGTGCGCGTCCCGTTCGGCCCGGGCCCGGGCGAAGATCGCCCGTTCGGCCTGCTCGCGCGGCACGAGCGCCTTGACCTCGCGGGCAAGCTGAAGTTCCAGCCGGCGGGCCTTCGCCGCCTCGATCCGGCGCGCGCTTTCCGAGATGGTCGCGGCCGGGTTGCGGCGCTTCGGGTCCAGGCTTTCCGAAACCCAACGGTCGCCGGCCTCCACCGGAAT